GAATTTATACCGCTGAATCTGTAACGAGCGGTCACCCTGATAAGTTGGCAGACCTCATTGCGGATAGCATTTTAGACGAATGCTTGGAGCAAGATGAAAACAGCCACGTTGCCTGCGAAGTAATGCTTGCACACAATAAGTGCTTTATTAGTGGTGAGATTACGACCAAGGCAAAAGTGGACTACGAAGAGATTGCAAGACGCACGATTGATGAAGTTGGATATAACGCAAATGCGATAGAGTACGAGGTGAGAATCCACGAACAGAGTGCAGATATTTCTCAAGCCGTAGGTCGTGAAGAGCAAGGTGCAGGTGACCAGGGCATTGTGTATGGTTATGCAAGCAATGAAACCGAAAACTATATGCCACTCCATATCGAACTTGCTCATAAATTGACGAATAAACTCGAAGAGTGTCGAAAAACGGGGAAAATCAAAGGCTTGCTTCCAGACGGCAAAAGCCAGGTGTCCATTTCTTACAAGGCAGATAAGATTGACGAAATCGTATCAATTGTAGTGTCGGCGCAGCACACGGAAGAGAAAGACCTTGACAAACTCAAATGCGAAATTAAAGAGTTAGTAATTGCACCAGTTTTCAGCGACTACGATATCAGCAAAACTGAAATTCTTATTAACCCGTCGGGCAGATTTGTGCTTGGTGGGTTCGAAGCTGACACGGGTCTAACGGGAAGAAAACTCATGGTAGACACCTATGGTGGTAAAGCACATCACGGTGGCGGAGCAATGAGTGGTAAAGACGCGAGTAAGGTAGATAGGAGTGGTGCTTACCTTGCTAGATACATTGCGAAGAACATTGTCGCAGCGGGGTTAGCAGATGAATGCGAAGTAGCCTTGTCTTACGCTATCGGTGTGCCGAAACCTACGGCAGTAGATATCAACACTTTTTACACGGGAGCATATAACGAAAGAATTATTGCAACGGCGGTGGAGAAGGTGTTTGACCTTTCGGTAGCAGGAACGATTGACAAGCTCGATTTGAAAAGACCAGTATTTGCACAAACAGCGGTAGGCGGTCATTTTGGCAAGGACTTCCTAGCATGGGAAATCACCGATAAGAAGGAGGCTCTCAATGCAGCAATTAGACCGTGAGAGCCTGGTGCTAGATAACCAAAGGCTTGTATATCACATGTTTGATAAACTCTCAAAAAACCAGATTACCATTACCCACAAAGAAGATATTATATCGGAGGGAATGGTAGGACTGGTAAAAGCGGCAAATAAATTTGACCCAGACAAAGGGGTAAAATTCAGCACGTTTGCAGGTTCGTGCATTAGAAACGAGATGCTAATGTACCTACGTAAACTAAATAGGCAAGTCCCTTACGAAGTTTCGCTCAATGAGCCGATAGGCTATGACGAAGACGGCAGAGAACTTTGCCTTGGCGATACCATCGAGGGAGAGTCTTCCTGTATTGATGAGGTATTAGAGGTCAAGGACTTTGTTAGCAAACAAACGCCGATTGACAAGAAAATTCTCACCGCATTAAGCCAGGGACACACTCATAAGGAGATTGCTGCCATGGTTGGAGTAAAACAGCCAACGGTATCAAGACATATTGGCAAAATGCGAAAGAAATATCAGCAAAATTAACGCTTTTGTACTGGACTTTGCATACCGTTTGCGGTATTTTGTTGTTGTAAAAAGGAGGTTTACTATGGAAAAAGCAACGATACAATTTCAAAGCAGAGGACCATCGGGGAACATATTCGCAATACTGGGAATGGTAAGAAGAGAACTCCAACACCAAAGGCGAATAACCGACTACAATAACATGTGGGAACGGGTGCAAAACAGTCAAAGTTATAAAGAAGCTCTAGAGATTATAAGGGAGTATGTGAACCTTATAGACCTAGACGGACAATACTAAAAACAAAAAAGGGAACTTCGGTTCTCTTTTTCTTATTTTGGAGGAGAGTGTGGAAAACAAGATAATTACAAGAGCAGATGGCAAACTGTTCAACCCCACACTAGCCGAGAGAGCAGTAACCTTTATAAATATGCTCAAGCATACGAAAGGCGAATTCCACGGAAAGCCTTTCAATTTGATAGACTGGCAAAAAGATATCATCACAGATGTGTTTGGTACAGTAAAGGCAAACGGATATAGGCAATACAACACAGCCTACATTGAAATTCCTAAAAAGCAAGGCAAGAGTGAACTTGCCGCTGCCGTCGCACTTTATCTATTAGCAGGTGATGGCGAATGGGGTGCTGAAGTTTATGGTTGTGCAGCTGATAGACAGCAAGCATCAATTGTATTCGACGTTGCTTGCCAAATGGTGGAGCAATGTCCAGCACTAAAAAAGAGAATCAAGCCTATAATGTCCCAGAAGAGATTGGTATATACACCACTCAATTCTTTTTACCAGGTTTTGTCTTCGGAGTCGTTCACAAAGCACGGCCTCAATGTTCACGGGGTCGTGTTTGACGAATTGCACGCTCAACCCAATAGAGCCTTGTTCGACGTAATGACACACGGTTCGGGTGATGCAAGAAAACAACCCCTTTTCTTTTTGATAACTACTGCGGGAACTGACCGCAATAGCATATGCTGGGAAGTTCATAGCAAAGCAAAGGATATCATAGAAGGGAGAAAACACGACAAGTCATTCTATCCCGTAATATATGGTGCAGATGATGATGACGATTGGGGAGATATTAAGGTTTGGAAGAAAGCGAACCCATCACTAGGCATTACGGTAGATATAGAAAAACTCCACACGGCATACGAATCAGCGAAAGAAAACCCTGCTGAAGAGAACCTATTCAGACAGTTACGACTCAATCAATGGGTTAAGCAATCGGTAAGGTGGATGCCGATGGATGCCTGGGACAAATGCGATTTTGTGGTAGACCCCAAGGAATTAGAAGGGCGGGAATGCTATGGTGGTCTTGACCTTTCGTCAAGTACCGACATAACCGCATTCGTGCTTGTATTTCCACCGAGAAACGAAGACGAAAAATACATTATTCTTCCGTATTTTTGGATACCAGAAGATACGATTGATTTGCGAGTTCGACGTGACCATGTCCCATACGATACCTGGCTTGTCAAAGAACAGGTGCTTGCAACGGAGGGCAATGTAATTCACTATGGATATATAGAAAACTTCATCGAAGAGCTTGGTAAAAAGTATAACATAAAGGAAATTGCATTCGATAGATGGGGAGCAGTTCAAATGACGCAAAACCTAGAAGGAATGGGTTTCACGGTAGTGCCTTTCGGTCAAGGCTACAAAGATATGAGCCCACCTACAAAAGAACTAATGAAACTAGTGCTAGAGAAAAAGATTGCCCACGGCGGAAATGTTCCACTTCGTTGGATGATGGATAATGTGTATGTAAAGACCGACCCGGCGGGGAACATAAAGATGGACAAAGAGAAGTCCACGGAGCGAATAGACGGAGCTGTGGCTACGGTAATGGCACTAGATAGAGCAATCCGAAACAAGCAGACAGATAGCGTTTATAATGGTAGAGGAATTATTGTTATATAGGGGTAAAAGAGATTGAAAAAATAAATTCGTTATGATATAATAATTATAGTGGTATAGCCAAGAGCCTAGGGTGTCTAGCTAATAACCCAAATTAGTTGGGACAAATCCAAATGCCACTATACCACACTTTTTTTGAAAGGTATGCAATGAAACGAGTAATGCGAACAATTTCAATGTTGCTTATAGGAATAACCATGGCGATAGTTCTCGCAGGTTGTTCACCAAAGGCCGATACTCTTGAAATAGAAAAAGATAGCCTTATAGTTGCAGTAGGGGAAACATCGAGTATTCATTACGAAATTTCACCTAGAAAAGATAATTATAAGTTCTCATGGTCAACATCGGATGAGTCGATTGCCACCATAGAAGATGGATATTATGGCTATTTTGGGAGAGTAACAGGAAAGTCCACGGGGGAATGCACGATAACCCTAGAAATGGGAGGCAAAACTGATACAGTTAACGTAAAAGTTGTTATAGACCCTGATGTTGATGTTTATCCAGTAAAAGGAAACAAATTTACTATTTATTCTGATTTACCTATAGGTACGAAATTAAAAGTAAATTTAAAAGGGAATGAATTCGAAAATACAAGCATTATAACCCTTGTTGATTCCGAGGTTCGTAGTAAATTTGAATTGATTTTTGAAAACGAAGACTTGACAGGAGAATACACATTAACGATAGAACTTCCTATGTATGAAGAACAAACGAATGAGGTTAAAGAAATACTTGGGGAGAATTACAAGTATGTGGAATTTAACAATGAGTTATTTGTTCGAACTTACACATTGCCTTATAAATCAGATTTAGAAATAATTTGTGAAACACCTTACTCTCAATTAACGGAAGGGCAAAGAATCGAAATTAGCAAATGGCTTAAAGATAAATATGACCTTTATCGAGAAATACATAATGGTTACTGGATGAAAGTTGATGGAGAAAGTAGGCCCATTCTTTCTGTTGTTCAAGAAATGGGTGCGGAAAGGTATAATAAAACATACGAGCAAATGGTTGCAATTTGGCACTATTATATTTTAGATATTAAGAACTAAAGTAGGTTGTATCCAATTTTTAGGTTCAACCCCAAATTCATAAAAAGAGAAAAACCGTTCGAAAAGGTCGAGCGGTTTTTTCATATCAAAAAACGGAGGAAACAATGGTAATAGAAAAGAAACATATAGATACGCTCAAGCCTGCTGACTACAATCCAAGAAAGGACTTGAAACCAGGGGATGCTGAATACGAAAAACTAAAAAGAAGTATTGAAACCTATGGATATGTAGAGCCTATCATTTGGAACAAAAGGACGGGAGTAGTGGTCGGTGGACATCAGCGATTAAAGGTGATGAAAGACCTTGGCTACACGGAAGTAGATTGTGTAATCGTAGACCTAGACGAGCAAAAGGAAAAGGCCTTAAACATCGCACTCAACAAAATCAGCGGTGCATGGGATGACACCTTGCTAGCGAACCTACTCAAAGACCTAGATCGTAGCGGATACGATGTTACGCTCACGGGTTTTGACCTAGCGGAAGCTCAAGAACTTTTCGGTAGTGGTAGCATGGAAAATGTTCACGAAGACGAGTTCGACGCTGACACAGCGGTAGGCGAAATTAGTGAGCCGAAAACCAAGCTCGGTGACCTTTGGATACTTGGAAAGCACAGAC